TCTCTCGTTCGCTGCCATCTAAGTTGATTTGCTCTACCCTTGTCATCATTAGATGCTGGTTTATCTCCTCGTTCAATAAGCTGACCTTCTTTTGAGCAATATTCTTCATTCTGTCTCATTGTTCCATTCATTGACATTATATGACAGCCAGGCATTTGTTTAATGACTGACTTCTTTGTTGTAGCATTATGAAAACAGATAAACCCTTGTAAGTGGGGTGTACCTTGTTCACCCACTTCTTTGCCGTAAGCGATATAACGGCAATTAATATTATCCACTAACTGAGTGTCGGGATAATTATTCATCGTAAAAGTGAAGTTCCTAAACTTTTTCTCTTGTGTGTCTTTCATATTTTTCTTTAGGAAAGAACAGACACACTAGTCCCAGGTAATAATAGCTGGGACTAGTGATGTGTGTCAACTTCTAGAAATTTCTATTTGCTGCCATATCGCTCGGGGGGGCCCCAGCCCCCTCCCGTCGCTCTATGGTTACGGTATCCATCAACAGAGCCTTTGACTAAGATAGCCCTACGGGCAATCTCGCGCAAGAGTTAAATTTAAAGCATTTTTATTAAGCAGTAATAAAAGTATTCTCGTCTCCGTCCAACTCCATGATCTTAGTTGCTGCAGTACCCAAAGTAGATTGGGTAGTATTTGTATTGGAAGTTTGTTGAATATTTTGTTTCTTATATGTCTTTTGAACGATATAATCAACTTTAGTAATTGCAGATCCTACAGTAGTATCATCAGCATCGGCAGGAGCTCCTCTTGTAACCATCATTACAAAATGAGTCAAACCTCCGTAGGCTCCTTGATCTTGAGTTGCTGCAATAGCTTCACCGATATCCTCTCCTTTAAAAATTTGATGAGCATTGTAGTTACATCTGTGTTCTGCAGTTTCACCAGCAGTCAAATTAATTCTAGTAATACGCAAAACTCTAAAATGTTCAGTTACATTTTGATTTGCAAATGGATCAGCTCCGTAATAAGTTGGGTTACCACCAGAAGCCCATGCTTCAGAAGGAGATTGGAAATTAGTGCCAGTAGTCAAATCTCCTCTAGCTACCATGTCATATAAATCAATAAACACCGGAGCATTACACTGATTGATCATTGTAATAGATAATTTAGCATCTACCAAATAATGTTTCTGTAAAGTTGTGGAATTAGCAAGATTAATATCATATGGAGTATAAACACCGCATACAGTCTTATATGATTGAACACCTGCAGTAGCAGCTGACAAACTACCATAAGTATCAGACCATGAAACAAACCCCTGCCCTCTAAGTAAATTCTTTATTGGGGCAGAAGAAGGTTTCTGACGAATGTTAGAAACACCGTAACTAAGATAATGAGAGGATGTAATCTTCTTCGCCATAGCACGTAAGGATTTCGGTCGATATCCCTTGGAAGAGGACTTGTAGCTCTTCTTCTTGTATGAAGCCTTTTTCTTGTATGTCTTTTTAGACTTTCGGACAACTTGTCTTGAACGCTTTGTAAGTCTGGCCATTTCACTTTAGTTTTATATTAAACACACACATTATGACATATGATTTACCGTAAATCTTCGATTCAACGCATCACGTGTTTCTTGGTCATACCATAAATCTTCTATTGAATATTGAGATGTTACTACAAACAATCTTGGTCTAATAATCATTGATGATCCTTTAGTTTCTGCTTGAAAAGGGTACTGGCCTGCCCAGTCTTTAAGAAATGATCCCATCCATTTAGCATCTTCTAATCCTACGTCGTCACATACTACTACGTCTTGTCCTGTATAACTACTCCACCACTTGTTACGTGATTTAACATAATGATCGGGATATTGTTCGAAGACAAGCTTGGTCTTGCCGACACCCGATTTTCCATAGATCCAAATACCAGATACTTCTGGGCGTACTTCTGGTCTCTTTGCATAATCCATCTGAATACGTCTAAGAGTATTATAATGTTGTATGTAGATGTCGGCATCTACATCATCTAACGAGCCGGACTTAGCCAATTCTCTCGTTCGCTGCCATCTAAGTTGATTTGCTCTACCCTTGTCATCATTAGATGCTGGTTTATCTCCTCGTTCAATAAGCTGACCTTCTTTTGAGCAATATTCTTCATTCTGTCTCATTG